GCTACCTTCAGGATGCGGTCAACGACGCCGGAGTGCGGGCGATTCTGTTGCAGGTTGATTCGCCGGGCGGCGAGACCACGGGCTGCCTGGAACTGTCCGACTACATCTACTCAATTCGCGGCGCGAAGCCGATCTATGCGGTCGCTGACGACTTCGCATTCTCGGCGGCCTACGCTCTTACCAGCGCGGCCGACAGGATCTTCATCACGCGCATGGGAGCCGTCGGGTCCGTCGGCGTGGTGGTGCTGCATACCGAGGATTCCAAGTTCAACGACGAGCAGGGGTTCAAGTACACCTACATCTTCAAAGGCGACAGGAAGGTCGATGGGAACCCGCATGAACCGTTGTCGGAGCGGGCCGAGAAAGACATCCAGTCCGAGATTGACCGGCAGTACGACCAGTTCGTAGCAACGGTCGCGCGGAACCGGAAGGCTGACGCAGAGAAGATCATCGCGACACAGGCCGGCGTGTACTGGTCGGAGAATGCCGTTCCGCTTCTCGCCGATGCGGTAGGAACACTTGGCGATGCCATGAACGCGCTTCGTCAACTGCTGGGTGAGCCGGTCCAGAGTTCAACGGCGGCCATTGCCGCAATGTCCACAACCAAGGAGGTAACAGCAAGTATGCCCGATGAAACGACAATCGCCGCCGAGGGTAAGAAGCCCAGTGACGGCGACGAGAAGACCAACAACGAGCCGAAGTACTGCCATGCGTGCGGCACCAAGCTTCACGCGGATGCGACGTTCTGCCACGCCTGCGGCGAGAACGTGAAGGGCGACGCCAAGAAACCGGAAGGCGTGGCCCCGCTCATTGGCCTGGCCGCGGTGGCTGGCGAAGCGTTGAAGATGAGACCCGAAGGTGACATCGAAGCCATCGGCGCACTGTGCAAGATGGCCGGATGTCCCGACAAGGCCGCGGAGCTCCTCACCAAGAAGAAGTCCACCGGCCAGTACTTCAGCGTGGCGGAAATCAGCGAGGAACTGACTGCCGCCCGCGTGATCGAAAGCGAGAGGAGCATGATTACTTCGCACGTCAATCCGAACCAGGGCGCAACTGGCTCGCTTCAGGAACTTGAAGCCCAAGCCACTTCCTACGCCCGCCAGAATCGCGGCAAAGAGACTCCGAATCTTTACGCCGAAAGCGGTACCACCAAGCTGACCAAGGAGCGCGCCTACGCTCAGATGCTCGAAGAGCACCCCGAGGTTTACGGCGCGTTTGTGGCGCAGCACAACGCAAAGGGCCTGATCGCCACGCTCGAGCGCGCTGGCATTCGCCTCGCCCGGTAGGGCGAAAGGAGACCAACACACATGGCATTCGAACAGACATTACGTTCAGTCGGGCTTCCGGCGGCGGCAGACCTCACGAGCGGAGGAACTGTGAATCCGCAGTTCTACTTCGTGACCGTCAACTCGTCCGGACAGATCAACTTCACGGGCGCTGGAGCCGTCGCCGATGGCGTGGTCCAGGACAAGCCCAACGCGCAGGGAGTCGAGGGCGAGGTCGCGATCCTCGGAATCACCAAGCTGCTGACCGGCGCTGCGGTCAACAACGGCGACCCGCTCATGGCCAACGCCAGCGGTCAGGCTATCACTGCGACCTCCGGCAATTTCGTGCGGGCGCGCGCGCTGGCGGCATCGGGCGGCGCTGGCGTGATTATCCCCGCGCTGCTTCTCGGCCCGTACAAGATGTAGCCGTTCATCAATAGGAGAAATCACAAATGCCTCAACCAACACTACAAGACGTCCACGTCAATCGCCCGCTGACGAATGTTTCAGTGGCCTACCTTCAGGAGGCCGCCGGAGTCGAATTCGTCGCCGACAAGGCCTTCCCGGCGGTGCCGGTCGAAAACAAAAGCGATCTTTACTACACCTACGCGCGGGCCGACTTCAACCGCGACGAGATGCAGAAGCGCGCTCTGGCTACCGAATCCGCCGGCACGGGCTACAACCTGAACTCCACCGGTACCTACAACTGCGACGTCTGGTCGCTGCACAAGGATGTGGATGACCAGATCCGCTCCAACAGCGACTCGCCGCTCGCACCCGACCGCGACGCTACCATTTTCCTGACGCAGAAGGCGTTGATCCGCCGCGAAAATCAGTGGGTCACGAAGTTCTTCGGCACCGGCATCTGGACCAACAACGTAACCGGCCAGGCGACCGCGGACTCCACGCACGTCATTTATTGGGACTCCGGGAACTATCCGAACGGCAACCCGATCACGGACATTCGCCATGCGAAGACCCAGATGCGGCTGTCGAGCGGTGGCTTCGCGCCCAACATCTTCGTGGTGAGCCGTCCGGTGTTTGACAAGCTTGTGGATCACCCCGACTTCATCGACCGCACCAAGTACGGTCAGACCGCGCCGAACCCGGCAGTGGCGACTCGCCAGATCATGGCCGAGATTCTCGAACTGGAGGATGTCCTGGTCATCGACGCCGTCTACAACACGGCGGCGGAAGGCGCGGCCGAATCCAACGCGTTCATCGGCGGCATGAGCGCGGCACTGTTTTACCGCCCGAAGAATGCCGGCCTGATGACTCCCAGCGCGGGGTACGTGTTCAACTGGACGGGCCTGATCGGAACGACCGGTGGCGCCGGCGTCCGCATCAAGACGTTCCGCATGGAGCACCTGGCTTCGGATCGCGTGGAGATCGACTCGGCGTTCGATATGCGCCTGGTCTCTGCGGATCTCGGGTTCTACTTCAACAACGTGATCTCGGCGGTGTAGCCATGATGCTTCGTCGTGAATCGTGGGCGCGGCTGACCAGGAGCCTGGTTCCGCCGCTTTACGTCCTGCGCCCGTTGCAGGGCTTTACGCCATCAGACATCGGCGATGAGTATCCCGCTCCCGATGCCACAAACAAGGTCCAGTTGACGCGCGCGCGGCAACTCTACGAGCAACGCAGGATCGGGACTCAGGCCGAGGTCGAGCGGGCGCTCTCCAAGCTTCCCAAGCAGGAACCGGCCAAGCCGGGAAAGGAAAAGAGGCATGGCAGTCAAAGTGGAAAAAACACCCGTTAACGCTCCGGAGTTTCAGAGCGCGGGGCCGCAGCCGAACTTCAAGGGCAGCTACCCATCGAAACAGAAGCAGTTCCTGTCGGCGGTGCAAACGGGCAGCGGCGCGCAGCAAAGCATCGCGCACGGCTTGGGCGCAGTGCCCGCAGGGGTGCTGGTCTCCTGCACGGACAACAGCGGGAGCACCAACGTCTTCACGGTCACAGAAGGTACGCACACCGCGACCAACGTGCTCGTGACGGTGACCACGGGGGCCAAGTACAAGGTCCTTGCCTGGCTCTGATTACGATGAAAGCAAACTCGTTCGGCAACATCCCGGTACCGACGCCCGGCACGCCCGTCCCCGTTTCCAGCGACCCGAATCTGCGGGTGGAGCGGATGCGCTTCGCCGCAGTGATCGGTCAGACAGGTCGCGTGTTCCTCGGCGTCTCCGGCATGAACAAGACGAACGGCGCAGGCGTGGTCAAGGAGTTCTGGCCCACCGGTTCTGGTGGCGGCGTCGCGGACGCTTACGAGATCTGGGCGGAAGATGCACGCCATTTGCTGCTGCCATCGGATTACTACATCGATGCCAACAACGCGGGCGAGGGTCTGATCGTCGCCTACTGGACGTGAGATGGGGAACTGGCCCACCATTGAGGCGCTGGTAGACGGCGTCATGCTCCAAACCTTCGGCGAGCCGGTGGTGTACCAACCGGTGCAGGCAGGCGCAGCGCAGGGGGACCCGTTCACGGTAACCGCCATTCGCCACCTTCGCCCGCGCGAGGAGTCAGGCGCGGTGGCGAGCTTCGAAGAGATCTCGGTCAATCCGTCCGACTTCTCGAATCCGCCGGCGAAGGGCGATTGGGTGACTGCCTGGGGCACGCAATACGTGGTGACGACGGTGCGGCAGCCGGACGCCTACGGCATGCTCAACCTGGCACTGCTGCAGCGCGCGAGTTGAGGCCTCCGTGTGATCAATCCGAAAACCATACTTGGCGAGTGGGTCACCGCGCTCCAGTCCTGCCCGGACTTGGTGACGGCGGTCGGAGGCGACGGCAACAACATCCGCGCGTTCATGGAAGGATTGGCTACCGACAACAATCTTCGGTTGGCCATCCTGCAAACGCCGCCTGGCTCGATTCTTGTGGCGTGGAATGGCACCACTCCGCGGCGTCTCACGGGCGGGGCGCTGCACTTTGCGCATCGCTTCTCGATTTACCTGCGCGCGCCGGAACAGAACTCCACCGCCACGTATGCCGACCTGTTCTGGCTGCTGGTCAGTTCGATACCAACGGGTGCTCCATCGTGGTCATCGCTCTTGCATTTCCAGATCGACCCCAATTGTTACCCGATGGACATGGATCTTCCGTCTGCCCAGCGAAACACGGTCGTGGTGAGCGCAGACGGCGCGACGCTCGACTATTTCGAGGTGCAAGCAACGCTGGTGGAACAAGGCAATCCCGGCGGGGAGTGAAGGAGAACGTTATGGATTGGGTTTTCATGCAATCGCCCGAGGGCGAAGTGAAGGAAGTCGAAGCGACAGCCGCAGAGCTCACACCGCTCATGGTCGCCGGGTGGCGTCAGGTTCCCCCGCCAGCGGCCACTGGCCCAAAACCGGCAACTCCGGTTCAGGAGAAAAAGTAGCATGGCAAACATCAATGAACTGCTGAATGGCTGGGGCTTCGGCAAGCAGACCGCCATCGGGACGGCGAATGCCTCCACTGCTATCTGGCGTCACACGAACCTCAATACGAAGCCGTGGGCGAAAGTTCCGGTGAACGAGGATGACCGGGCTGAGATTGGCAAGGGCCATGAGTTCCCGACGCAGCTCTTCAAGTCGCATTACAACATGCCGACTTACGAGATCTCGAAGTACGCCTCGTCGGAAATCCTCGCATGGGCGATGGCGTTCTCGCTGGGCAACGTGACCGTGAGCGGCAGCGGCCCGTACACGTACACCATCATTCCGGCTCTGGGGGCGACGAATCCGACCGGCCTCGAGTTGCCCTACTTCTCGTTCGTGCAGCAGATCCGGCCTGGCGGCTCGGCAGTGCTGGACGAAATGCTGGTGGGCTGCGCCGTCAAATCGTGGAAGCTGTCCATCAAGAACAGTCCCGGTCGCGCCAGCGCGATGATCGCGGCGGAATGTGTGACTACCGGACAGTACACCTCGCCCAGCGGAATCACCCTGCCCGCCGTGTATTCACCGCATGAGTTCAATGCCGGAATGATCACCGCGCTGACCTTTAATGGCATCAACTATCTCTCCGGCAGCAGCGCGAAGGACTTCGTGTCCATGGAAGCGTCCTGGGAGAACAACTTCCGGCCCGGCTTCTTCCCTGGTTCGGGGGCGCAGGACGGCTACCAGATCCAGGGGCGGTTCGAATGGGGCGACCGCGTATTCGCGGTGCAGTTCGTGGTGCGTGTCGAGGCCGGATCGGCCGAGTACTCGAATCTGATCAATCTGACCACCGGCACGGCCACCTTCACCGTGACTCGCGACACCAACAATTCCTTCACCATGCTCATCCAGAAGATGGGCTTCAACGTCGCGGAACTCAGCAACACCGACGGCATCGTGACACTCCAGATCACCGGCGTGCAACTCTACGACCCCACCAACGGCCTGGTGACGATGACCGTCATGACGCCGCAAACGGGCATCTGCCAATAGGAGGCTTGAATGGAAACCGAAAAGAAAGCGGGCTTCGATGCGTCGAAGCCGTTTGTGGTGCCGATCCTGTCGGGCGGCGAGAAAAGTTGCGAGGTGCGGTTCCCTTCGGATGAGGAGTGGTGCGCGTGGGCGCGCGCGCAGCGCACGGTCCGGCATTTTCTCGGACGCGGGAAATCCCAGAGCGAGGACGTGGATCTGCCGAAGATCAACGCCGAGTTGTTCTCAAAGATCCGCACCGACAAGGATGGCCCCGAGTTCGATGACGCTGAAGCGGGTATGGTGATCGGTCGCATTGAGCGGTGCGCCGTGGCCAGCGTCGAGCGTGAGGGCGTCAACTACCGGATCGAGATGAAGGTGCCCGGCGCCCGCGGGGTTCACGTGCTGCGCATGCCGACCGCGAAGGAGATGCAGGACCACGAGCGGGCTTCCACCAGCGTTGTGGCCGCACGGCGGTCGGTCGAGACGCGCGCGTTTCTTGAACCGAGCGGAGCGCTCTACGACAAGCTGCACATCTCGCACGATGGCTATGCCGGCGCCGTGCCCATCGTTCACAAGTCAGCGGCGGTCTCCGAAGTGATCGCGCAACTGGCCATCGAGGCTGACGAAGACCCGGAATAACGACGCCCGGCGACTGGCCGGAAGATCCGGGCGTTCGATTCCTGATCCGGTCGGTGCTGCACCAGGGCGGGCTGTGCGGAGCCGAGGAAGAGTGCCCCGACCGCGTCTTCCGCTGCCGGAAGTGCGGCTACTCGGCGCAGGCGGAATTGAATGGCTGCCCCGCTTGCCGCGCGGATTGGAAAGCCATCGACGTCAGCCACGGGCCGGGCTGTCCGAAAAACCTGCTCGAAGAGGCGATGGACACGCCCCACGGCGCTCTGGTACGTCGATGCTTCCGCATACTGAACGCGAAGAGCATCGGGCTGACGATCACACTGGCGGACATCACCGAGGAGGAGTTTCGGGTGCTAGAGTTGATCGAAGCCGAGCGCCAGGAGCAGATCCAGAGCGGGGACCGGGGAAACAAGAGTTCTCGGTAATCTTTTCGAGACGCCTCCAATGTCTCAGTCCCAGGGGAACCGCGGTTCGCGGTCTGTCCTCCCCGTAAATGAAGTCGCCGTCTTAATACGACGTTCGGAGTGATAAGATGCAGTGTACCTGAGACAAGCTCGCAACGACCGAAACGTAAGGCCCGCAGTGGCCGGACACATGTGGCATGAGCCGCGCGACGGGGCAACGAATGAGCCACACTTCCATTGCCGAACACGACGATTTACCGTTTGCGGTACTGAAGGGAGGTAAAAAGACTCTCGATGGTGGGCAAGACTGAAGCGTCGAACTCCAGGGCCAGAACGTGGCCGTCAATGCCCTGGATCCGGCTGCGCTTGCCCTGGCTAATGGCGGCGCTGGCGTTCTGCGGGCTTGGCGTCGCGCTGACGGCTTGGCTGCCGTTGCGCGCCGATCCCTTCCGACTCGCAGAACGGTGGAGTTCGGCATGGTGGCTGGAGCCGCAGGAGCAGAATGCCTTCGCGCGGCTGTCACTCGTTGATGAACCGCTGAACGCAGTCGCCCTCGCTGCGGACGGACGCACGGCCATTGCGATCGGTCACGGAGGGACCATCCTACGCAGTGACAATGCGGGCGCCACTTGGTCCTTGGCCGGTGCCAGAAAGCCGATTAACTTGGAAGGCATAGCCCTCACCGCGGATACGCGCACCGGCATTGCGGTCGGAGAAGGAGGCACTATCCTTCGTAGTACTGATGGGGGTGCGAGTTGGGTCCCAGTCAACGTCAGCACTAAGGACGACCTTCGCGACGTCTCCATTACTCGGGATGGTCGCACCGCCGTCGCAGTAAGCGGTAAAGGCACCGTTCTGCACAGTACTGATGCGGGCGCCACTTGGTCATCGGCTAACAGTGGCACTTCGGCGAGCATCAACAGCGTCGCCCTCGCAGCGGACAGCCGCGTGGCGATTGCGGTCGGGTCCGGCGGAACGATCCTTCGTAGTGTTGACTCCGGCAGCACTTGGCAGCTGGTAAATGCTGAAACCAGGGCTGCCCTTACCCGCGTCGCCCTCGCCCGTGACGGGCGTATAGCCATCGCTGTCGGCTATGAAAATACGATCCTGCGAAGCACTGATGCGGGCACTAGTTGGTCGGCGATAAACGCCGGAGCCACAACCGCCGAGTTGCTGGGCGTTGCCCTAGCTGCGGACGGCCGTAGCGCCATCGCGGTAGGCTGGGGCGGTGCAATCCTGCGGAGTGGCGATGCAGGTGTCACTTGGTCGTCGTTCAGCATTGGAGCGGACGCCTCCCTCTATAGCGTCGCTCTGAGCGCGAACGGCAACATCGCGATCACCGTCGGTGGGCCTGGCACCATCGTGCGGAGCGCCGATTCGGGCAACAGCTGGTCGCTCATCGCAGGTGGGAGCCAGTCCGTTCTCGTCGGCGTCGCCCTGAGCGCAGATGGAGGCACCGCCATTGCGTTGAGTCAGGACGGAACGGTTTTCCGCAGCACTGATGCTGGCATCACTTGGTCGACGACTACTGCGGCTCCCCGAGCCATCCTCACCGGAATCGCCCTTGCCGCAGATGGCCGCACCGCCATCGCCGCAGGCCTCAATGGTGCGGTCCTACGCAGTATCAATGGTGGGGTCACCTGGGTGACGGTGCCCGTTGGACCGGACCACAACCTCCGCAGCATAGCATTGGCCTCAGACGGTCGCGTAGTGATCGCGTCGGGCGAGGACGACACCATCCTGCGCAGCACCGATGGGGGCCAAACCTGGTCGCCGGCCGGCACCAGAGCCAAGCACCCAATTCTGGCAATAGCCGTCGCAGCGGACGGTCGCAACGCCATCGCGGTGGGTGCCCACGGCCCGATTCTGCACAGCGATGATGCAGGGGCCACATGGTCACCGGCCAGCATCGACATTCTAGGTCAACTCAACGGCGTCGCAGTAACCGCAGACGGTCGCGCTGGCATTGCGGTGGGGGATGACGGCAAGATGGCCGCGGCGAGCCTGCGCACATTCGATGCTGGTGCCAGTTGGACGCCCGTCAGCGTTGCGGCGGGGCATGGCCTTCTATGGCGAGTTGCAATTGCCGCTGACGGCCGCACCGCCCTGGCCGTCGGCGCTGGCGGCAATATTCTGCGTAGCGCCGATACCGGTGCTAACTGGTCAAGTGTCCGCGCCGGGAACCAGGGCCATCTCGATGCGATTGCCTTGGCCGCAGATGGCCGCACTGCCATCGCAGTGGGCATTGGTAACACGATCGTGCGTAGCACCGACGCAGGACAAACGTGGCAAAAGGTGCTGCATCGCAGGTCGCTGGCACCCATCACTTGGCTGCTCTTGGTGGTCGGCTTCGTCACTGCGCTGCCAGCCTTTCAGCCCCTCCCGTCGCGGAAGCGCGAGCTTTACGTCACTAGCCTCGCCGGCCTGTTCACACCTGATCGCCCTCTTGATGACGGTGACGAGGATGTGGCTGGTGCCGAGACTCTTGCCACTCAGATCAGCCGTTTCCTCCGCAATTCGCAAACCGAGCCGCCGTTGACGATTGCCGTCACTGGGCCTTGGGGCACCGGGAAATCGAGCGTACTCAACCGCCTTCGCCAGGACCTGCGGAGGCGCGAGATCCGTCCCGTCTGGTTCAACGCGTGGCACCACCAGAAGGAGGAAAATATCTTTGCAGCGCTGTTGCAACAGGTTCGGAAGCAGGCAGTACCCCCGGTGTTTAGCCTTGCCGGCCTTCGCGTGCGCACTCGCCTCTTCCGTCAGCGGGTCGCTGAGAAGCCACTTTGCTGGGCCGGGGGGTTGGTGGCCTGCAGCTTCATCGTTGCATTGTGCTTGCCACGATCAAGCGGCGAGTGGGCCTCGATATTCAAGTACCTAGCCAGGATTAATCTGTCGACGCTATCGGATGCAGTCGCCAGAACCGAAGTGAAAAATCTATTCCCCGCAGCAGGCGTCATATGGGCATTGTACGGCGCCGTTTGGGGCTTCCGTGATCGTCTGAAGTCGCGCGGGCTTGACCCAGGGAAGCTTATGGCCAGCACGGTCCGTGCTACGCGTTGGACTGACCTTGGCGGCCAACTCGCTTTCCGCACTAGGTTCGCAGGCGCACTCAAGGAGGTGACTGAGGCGCTCGGTGATCGCCGACTCACCATCATCATCGACGACCTCGACCGCTGTCGTCCCGACCAGATCGCCGAAATCATGGAAACGATTAACTTTCTAACCAACGCCGGCCATTGTTTCGTTATCCTCGGAATCGACCGCAAGCAGGTGCTGAACGGCATCGGTTTGGCTTACGCCGCGATGGCCAAGGAGGACGCTCCCGCAGAGACGGATGAACGAAAGGCACGAAACCGCTTCGCTGAGAATTACTTGCGTAAACTCATCCAAATGGAGGTGCCGGTCCCGGACTTCGACGCTGGCGCTGCCAGCCGCCTCGTGGCGGAGGCGGGACGCGAAAATCTTCAGAGGGCGATCGCCGTCACCGACCGCGCCTGGCGAATCGCGGCAGTCGGTGGCGTTGCCCTGACGCTCGCAATCAGCGGCTACTTTGGCGGCGACATGGTCTACCGTGCGCTGCACCCGGTGCAGATCTCTTCACTCCCGGCCGGCCCCACACTCGTAACCGGTCAGTCATCGCTCGCGTCGCCGCAGATCGAACCACACCCGGCGCAGTCCAAGGACATCGGTGCCGTCCAAGGCCCGAGCTATGAGTCACGGGAGTCGGCACCTGCCGTTACCGCGAGGCTCTTGCTGGGTATTGCACTGCCGCTCGGATTGCTCGCGATTCTCGCCCTTTGGCTACAGCTTCGCCGTGGTCTACTACCGGCTGTGGAGTTGGACTCGCCGGAGTTTGTCAGGGCGCTGAACATCTGGACCCCGGCGGCATTCGAAGTCTCACCTTCGCCCAGGGAGCTCAAGCGCTTCCTGAATCAATTGCGTTTCATCGCTTCTGCAGAGAATGCTGATGAAGCGGTGCCGGAACCAGCTCTCGTCGGTCTGGGCGTTTTGTCAAGCCTGGATTCAGGGTTGGTGTTGCGCTTGGCCGAGCAGGGCGCGGATCCGCTGGCGGAAGTTCGCAGACGCGCTGAGGATCCCGCCCAAGAGAAAAGGAAGGCATACCAAGCAGCACTTGAGGCGGCGACGCAGAAAGGGGCGCGCTTCACGCCGACCCAGGTGGCAGCAAAGCGCTTCAAAAAGGCATGGGCCGGCGTAACCTGACGCCCTTAAAGGGCGAGCCGGTGTTGATTCCCAATAGAGACTTCGTGCAGGGCCGCTCATGCTGCGCACGTTGTCCCGGCTAAAGGTTATCATGGCCAGATTCCAAACCGTCATCACGCGCGCTCGCTTTGTCTACTCGCCCTACACCGCCACCGAAATGCAGGGCTTCGCACAGGTGCTGACGGATGCGATCCGGGCGCGCATCCAACACGGCCAGAACATCTACGACCAGGCGGCAGCGCCGCTGAAGCCCGGACTGCCGGGTCGGCGCGGGTATCCCGACTACAAGGCGGCGCGCGGCCTTCAGCCGATCCGCGACTGGACGTGGAGCGGGCATACCCTCCGCTGCCTCAAGGTCCTTACTGCGAACGAGAATCGCGCGGCAATCGGGTTCCTCGACGAGAGCCTTCCTGGCCGGCGGTTGACCGCCTCGCAGATCGCCGCCTTTAATAACCGGCGCGAGGCGCAGTGGGGCGTGTCGCCGCGCGACCGCCAAGCGGTTCTCGCGGCGTTCCAGGCGCGTCCCTTCGTAATGCTTAAGGCAGCGTAAATGGCAGACCAAGCAGAGCGCGTCATCCTCGAAGCCGAGGACCAGGTCACCCCAGTAGTGGACAAGGCCAACACCGGTCTGGACAGCTTCGAGAAGAAAGCCGAATCGTCGCATGGCAAGGTGATCCGGATTTCGGACCAGACGCGAACCAGCGTCCAGCGCCTGATTGCCTCCCTGGAAAAACAGGCCGAGACGTATGGCAAGTCGGGCGTGGATCGGCTGATCACCCAACGGGAGCAACTTCTCCAGCGGTACAACCGCGAACCGCAGGCCATCGACGCGATCACGAGGTCCTACGAGAAGATGATCGCCATGGAGGAGAAGGCCGCGCGCGAAGCTCTCGCGGTCAAAGCAGCCAAGGAAGCCGAAGAGGCGTTGCGGAAGCAGGCCGAGTCCATTACCTCGTTCGGCGAGCGCGTCAGCCAATTCATGGAAAATCCGCTCCAGGGAGCGAAGGGCGCGGTCTCGTCCGTGCTTACCGCTCTTGGCCCCTTTGGCGTGGCTGTCACAACCGGCGCGGCCGTCCTCGGCACTATCGCGGTTTCCGCATTCGAGGCGGCGAAGAGCCTCGGCGAGTACGGGACGCGTGTGAAGGACGCGGAACTGCGCACCGGGTTGGCCGCGAAGGAAGTCGGGCAGTTCGGTTTTGCGGCGCGCGCGGTCGGGCAGGACATCTCGATTGTCGAGCGGCTCATGCGCGGTCTCTCCCAGGCGGCCGATGACAATTCCCAGGAGGGCGAGAAGGTGCGGACCACCCTGCGCGGGATGGGCATCGATCTGCGCACCGCCACCGGAGAGATGAAACCCACGTCCGAGATTCTGGTTGAGATCTCCGAGGGTCTGAACAAGCTGCCGGAAGGGCTTCAGCGGGACGCCGCCGCCATGGACCTGTTCAAGCGCGTGGGCGTGGAGGCGATTCCGTTCATGACGGAACTCAACGAGAACCTGCGCGTGGCTCACGAGCAGGGCTTCGGGCCGACCGAGGAGGACATTCGTCGCTTTACCGAATACCAGCGCCAAGTGACCGTACTCGAAACCAAGTGGGACGCGCTGGTCCGCAAGTTCAAAGAAGGGCTGGTCGTCACCGTAACCTGGGTCGGCAAGGGCGTCGATTGGTTCCTCAACAACGTCTCGACTGCCGGCGATGATGAACGGCAGCGTCGCGAAGAGGAACAGGCGATGCAGGATGCCGCCGACATTCGGGCGGCGGGCGGCATTGGAGCGAAGATGTCGATCTCCGGTCACCGCCAGGAAGTGGCCGACCTGGAACGCCGGGCGCCGGACATCATGAAGAACCGCGATGCCACCTTGAAGCGCATCGAGGATTTGCGGGCCCAACAGCAAGGCCTGGTCGGTGACTTCGGCATTCTGCAGGCCATCGCCCCCACGCGCGACGAGGAAGCCCGAGCGAAGCGCGCGAGCGATATCCAGGCCCAGATCCAGCAGTTGCAGAAGATGCTGGAGGGTGCCGAAGCGGCCACCAAGCGGACGGACATGCGTTCAGGCAAAGAAGAGACGGATCGGCTTCGCGCCCGGTTCTTCGGCACGCACGAGGGCATGGAGAGGGCCTACGCCGACGCCAAGAAGGATGTCGAGCGGCTGCAGAAGCAACTGCTTGAACCGGACAAGCCGTTGACGAAGGCCCAGGCACAGGATCTGGGGCAACAACTCCATACCGCAGAAGCTACCGAAGCGCGCCGCAAGGCAGCACTGGATGCGGTCGCAAAGGGCGCGGAACAGCTCAAGGACTTTCGTCGTCAGGCCGCCGAGTTCGAGAAGAAGGGCGATGAAGCCGAACTCGACGCAATCGGCAAGATCTACTTTCAGCGGGACCAGCTTCTGAAACAGGCAGCGCAAGTGAAGGCATCGGAATCGGAGATTGCGGCGATCCGCAAGGCGGCGGACGAGCAGGCAGCCGTCATATCGAAGAAGGCATGGGAGGAATTTGAGAAGTACGACGAGAAGCAGCGAGCCGAGCAAAGCAAGAAAATGCTCGCCCTCATGATGCCTTCGAAGGGGCAGATGAAGGAGTGGGAGGAAGGCTTCGCCGCGCAGGAACGGATCGAGGACATCGGAGTCCAGGAGCAACGGGACGAACTGCGGCGGCGCGCCGCGCGATCCGGACGCATGGCGGAACTGACTGCCGGTCAGGAAACGCCGATGGCAATGTCCGAGGCCGAAAAGCGGGAGATGGCGGCGCGAAAGGAAGAGGCAGCGGCGCAACAAGCCTACCAGATCAGGCTCGATCTGGCTGTCCAGTTGGCGAACATCGAAGCGGAGCGGATATCGAAGGAAGAGAACGCAGCCAAACGCTCCGTCCTGGCGGCGCAAGCGCAGAAGGATCTGTTCACGGAAATCGCCCAAGCGCAGGATCAGCTTGAGGAAAAGGAAGCGCAGCTCCAGCAGAAACGCCAGCAGGAGATCCAGTCGCAGTTCGACAACCTGCAAAAACAGGCCGAGAAGCTGTTCGACGTTCTGTTCACGAAGCCTAAGAACTTCGGCAAGGACTTGGTGAACACGATCCACTCCGCGGTGCTCAAGCCGGTGACCGAGAAGCTGGGCGGCATGGCGGCGAACGCTCTGCATCCGATCATCTATGGCGCGGACGGGCAGGGCGGGCTCGCGGGCATTTTCAAGGGGTCTGTCGGCGGTAAGCAGGACCCGGTGCGCGTGTCCACCGACCAGAACACCACAGCGACCATGCAGAACAGCGCGGTGATGGCGGCGCTCACGGCTGTCCTGGCCGCAGGCTTGGGAGTGGCGGCTCCATCCTTGCAGAGTCGCGCCGGCGGCGCAGCGGGCGTATTGGGCATTTCCATTCCATCGATCTCGGCGCCGGCCAAGATGAGCGCACCTATGGGAGCGGGCGGCTACTCCCCCGCTCCTTGGAGTTCCAGCGGCACTGGATTCTCGCCCGTGGCAATGCTGTTCAGCGGCGGCACGCGGAGCGCCCCCGGAGCGGCTGGCGGCGGAACCGGGTTCAGCGGGACGGGTGACTCTTCGCCGGGCGCGGCCACCAGCGGTTATACTCCCGCTCCCTGGGCTGCTGGTGGCGGAGATTGGTCCGGTGCAGCGGCGGGGACGGCGACGTTGAACCGGGCGCCGGGCGGGACGGGCGGATTCAATCCGCTGGCGCTGTTGTTCGGCGGGGAGCGCGGCAACGCGGCTGGCGCGAGCGGGCCGAGCGGCCTGGCGGGAATCGTCAGCAACCTCAAGAGCACGAACTGGGGGAGCTTCAAACGGAGCCCGTCCAGTCCGACCTACGGCACGGATGAGAACGGCAACGATGTCCAGACCGGAGATTCCGGCGGCAAGATCACGGGCGTAGGTGGCGTGGCCGGGGCTGCGCTTGGTGCTGGCGGCATGATGCTCGCCAGCGCTGGTTTGATGGGGAACAACCGCGGCACGTGGGGCGGCATCGCCGAGGGCACTGCGGGCGGAGCAATGATCGGAATGCAGATGGGCGGACCGCTGGGGGCGGCGATTGGCGCTGCTGCGGGCTTTGCTATCGGCGGGATGGAGATGTTGCTCGGTATTGTGTCGCCGGCGCAGAAGGCGCACGACGACATCAAGTCGATCTATAACGTGAGCATCCCGACCAACAGCGGGACGATCAAGCAGGTCGTGCAGATCGCGCAGTCGCAGTTCGGCGGCGATATTGCGGTGGCCGTGCGGTCACCGAGCGTGCGTCAACTCGTGATGCTGTACTCGGAAGCCACTGGCCAGAAGATGCCCCTGTCGGCCACGACGCCCTATGCCGGGAGCTTGGTCGAGCAGGGCGGCAAGCTGTATCAACAAGCCAGCTACCAGGATGGCCAGGCGCACGTCTACGCCTCGAACATCCCAACGCTCGGCGGGATCGCGGCGGGCACCTATCCCACTCCCGGTGGCCCGAACACGTCTGGCGGCACCGGCGCGACGTACATGTCGCTGAACATCAGCGGCTCCGACGCGGCCAACTTCATGACCGGCCAGTTTGTGACACCGCAGTTCGTGACCGACCAGGCGATGGCGGCGCAGTATTCGAGCTACGGCCGCACGCAGCAATCGGCCAACATGCAGCTACCTGGATTGACGGTGGCGTGATCCCGTGCCAGGCAACCTCACACAAGTCGAGCCCAACGGGGTGATGCCGGCATCGCTGTGCACCGCTTTCACGGAGTTGCGGGAGTACGCTCAACTCCAGAACCAGTTTCACGATGGCACGATCCAACGGTCCCAACTCGCTCAGACCTCGCGGCGAACGTTCCGGCTAAGCAAGCGCTTGAGCGCGTCGCTGCTTTCGGCCCTGTACAGCTTTTGGGTCTCACAGAATGCCGGGCTGACCCCGTTTGCTTTCTACAACCCCTTCGACGTGGCGATGGGCCAGCAGATCGGCAGCAACTACGATCCCACCGGCAACAATACGCAGGGGCGCGTGACGGTGGTGTTCCGCGGCAACTGGGCCCAATCAACTGATATTTCACGGTCCAATGTGCAAGGGCTGAATCTCGTTGAGGTGGCCTAACCTTCACGACCAGACTGCGCTGCGACGCTGTTAGGGTTAGGATGCGTGTACACGATACATCTGCCCGTCCCTAACACGAGCTTCGTCGCAGTGCGACTGAATCGCCAGCAAGAAGCGTGAGGCGCTATACGGCCCCGACGGGCTGTAGCTAAGCGTCAGCGTGTCCCGCGCGCGGGTCATGGCCACGTATAGGCGAGCGGCCTCACGCGGGATTTCAGCCTCCGTGACGTCGCCATTAGGCAAAACGCCTTCGACCAAACCCGCGATAAAGACAGCGCTGAACTCATGTCCCTTTGCGGACTCGATCGTGCTGACCTTGACTCTATCGCTCTCGTAGTCGGCATCCTGGCGTAGGTCGGTATACGCGATGCCGATCCGCGTCAGTGCACGCTGCACTTCGTCTCGAATCTTGGTGTTCGGGCCAACAATACAGATCTGGCCCGGAGTTTGTCCATAGGCCAAGTCGGCCCGTACCTTTTCGGCGATTACCATTGCTTCTTCAGCTAGCGACGAACAGCGGACTATCACAGGCCGTACTCCATGCTGTTTCGCAAATTCTGGCTCGGTTGGCTTGATGACGTTATCCTCATCGACATCCGCAAACTCGTACTCCGAAACCAAGCTAAACGCGGCGGTCAGAATCTCGTGCGTATTTCGGTAGTTCTTTCGGAGAGTAAAACTGCGGCTGCTGACATCAATCCCTAAGCGTCGAAGCGTAAAACCCCGTTTATAGATCGTCTGTGCGCCGTCGCCTGCTAAAAACAGCCCATTCTCCGCTTCAGCCATGTGCTCGCCGGTTGGCGTTGGCAGCCGCCCAAGTAATGCAACCTCCAACTGCGACAGATCCTGAACCTCGTCACAGAGAATACAACGCGGTCTATCGATTTGGCTGTTACCCGAATCTATGAGCCTGACGGCCTCGGCGACGATTCCCTCGTGGTCCAATAGGCCCGCCTCCCATAGTTTTTGTTCATAGAGGCGGATGGCGTCGAGCACGACACTTCTTGCGGTCTCGTTGAGAGCAAAGCCTCTCCCGCGGCGTTGGAATAAGCGCGAATCGAGATAATGATCGAGGTCAGCGGGAAGCAGGCGCCCACGTACATATGAGATTTCATCGCGCAGGAACTCCGATAGTACGCGGTCTTCCATCGTTGTAAGCGGCGTACGGGCGAAATCGGCGTGGGAACGGACGTGCTGTGCCACCACAGAAATAACACTGTCCGATTGTTGTTGACTGATCAGTGTGTAGAAGCCAGATGACTGAGGATGAAGCTGTTGGACAACGTGCCTTGCCAATGAACTCATGGTCATGGTAACGATAAGGCTGCGCTCGACTCCGCAGAGATCGTCAGCGAGGTGATCCAGAAGTTTCCGCATACTCTCGGTAAGTGTTACTAGGAGAACATGCTGATGATACTTTTTAGCTAAAAAACGTGCCCTGTGGACCAATACAGACGTTTTGCCACTGCCTGACACGCCGCGCAACCGGGCTGGGCCCTTAAACTCTTTTTCAGAGACCTTCTTTTGTTCGGGATGTAAGAAAAGCATCCAATCCGCCATCGAATGGTTTTCGAAGAAGGTAGACAGCTCGTCTGGATCGTCGAACGTTACGAACGACTCGCGGTTCTCCGGAGACAACATGGCGGGCGCGACTTCCTCAGGCACGGTCACAGCAGCCTCGCCGGTAGTCAAGCCTATGCGCTGATGAAGTTGCTGCCACTCGCCGGCATGAGCGTGTCCCAGCAGATCAAAGACCAACGAGGCCTTCTCGTAACCCGAAACTTCGTCAAGTCGCGTTAAGATGCCCTCCGCATCTCGTTCGTATTCGTTTTCGGTGATGTTTGAGGCGAAAGCCTGTGCTTCGCCCGCGAGTTCTAAGCGGCACCACTCGTCGGAGGACAGAACTCGCAGTAGTGGAAGAGCTAATATGTCCTCAGGCGATTCGAGGTCCATTCGGTCCGAAGGGACGTGTCGTTGAAGCTCACTTACTTGGACGAAGTCCAGAGTGCCGTCATTCCGGTTCTTGATCCATCGATAATTTCGGTGTCCATCCAACCAGCGCTCCGTTTCGTCGTGAGAGCCAACGAAGAGGAAAGCACGAACTTTGTCTTTGCCGTCTACGAGTTGAATAACAAGCCTGTGACCGTCGGCCAAATCATATTTTTCTACGTCTTGGATACGGGTTTCACCGTGCTTGGTGCGAGGCAGCGAGCGAATTTCACCGGTCATTCCCGCTTCGGAGATCGCGGCTCGAACAGCCTGCACAACCTTCTTCTGGCCATGTTGCAATAATCCGCGAAGACACCCATTAAACGGTTTTGTATAAACGACCTTATAGTCCATTTTGGCGGCTCGCCGCTTACGGTAGCATGATTACCAACAAGTCGGATCGTCGCGAGTGGATTTGAGACTCTGGCGCAAGCATTTTTGCTTTCTCATACCATGTCTGACACCATCGGCCGCATCACCGTGCCCACGGTGACCAACTCCGGCAAGACATTCCCGCTTACCACGCAGTACCCCTTCGGCTTTTCCGTCGAGCGCCCGTTGATCGTGCATCGCTTCGGCAGCCTCGACGCCAAGCAGGAGCAGCGGTACTACGTCGGGATTGGCCCGCGCAAGTTTCAGTTCAAGCACCCGAATCTGAACTGGGCCGAAACCAACCAGCTCAAGGCGTTTTGGGAGTCGATGCAGGGGCCGTGGCAGGCGTTCACCTACACGGTCCCCAATCCCGAAGAAACCACCACGGGCGTGCTGGTCACCTTCGAGCAGGCGCCGATTTCGTTCGAGTACCTGCGCACCGCCGTACAGGTCGGACTGAACTTCATCGAGGTCATCGATCCGACCCAGGCGCCCAGCTACACCGTCAACTCCACCTGCCTGCGATTCCCCTCGAACGCGCTGTCCACCGCCCTGCTTTCCGAGGTCCAGCAGATCGTCCCCCTGGTCCACATCCGCGTTCGCGAATCCGCGGTCGCCGACATCTACGTCTCCGACCGGCGCGTCACGGTGGGCGGCCAGCTATACCTGCCGCGCCTGATCGGGATCGGCGAGCCTGGCTCCGATGTCCTGATTTCGCAGGACATCAAAGGCACCTCCGATAACGTCCGCTTCACTTTCGGCAACGGCGACCGCGTGATGACGCAGCTTGCCAACGACACCGACCTGAAGTATGCCGAGATCGACCTGTGCCTCTTCCACGTGAACACCGGTATTCTGCTGCAGCTTTGGAAAGGTGTCATCCAGAACTTCACGAGTGACGGGACGCCGATCTTCCCGGTTACGTGCTCGGACGGGTTCTTCCAGATCATGAACCAGTATCCGGAGCGGCAGGTCAGCCGCCAGTGCTGGAAGACCTACAACGACGGCGTGACCTGCCCGTGGGCCTCAAAGGGCCGCAGCGCCGCGGCGGTGACGGCTGCCGGCGGCGATTCCACGAGCTGCGACTATTACCTCGAATCGGCGAACGGTTGCCAGGTGCATGGCATGTCGCCCTATTTCGGCGGGCAGCAGGCCGACCCGCAAGGCGTCGTCATCAAGGACGACTCCACCGGCTTCCTCGGCTTCGGCCGCAACACCGTCACGGCGACTTCGATCATCTCGGATACGGTCTGGGGCCTGGCGCTGCCGGAGATCTGGTGCAACTCGGGCGGCAATCCCCTTTATGCGTTCATGGCTAGCGCACTGATGGTGGATTACCGCGATGAGTCGGGCTACGCCGACTCGCTCGGTATCTTGAGCGCCGGACCTCTCGGTGGATTCACCCCTTCGGCAGTCGTCACGAACGCGGATGGCTACAAATACGTGGTCGCTCCGATGGTCGATGGCTACCTCTGGCAAGGACTGGCGGTTAACGGCAACCTGAACATCACGAAATACCAACCAGGCATGGGGCTGCGCTACGTCACCGGCAGCGACCCGGCGAACCCGAGCAGCGACTACTTCTCGCTCGGTCAGGGATCGCCGCAAGTTTGGGAGCCGAATGTCTACGCGGCCGGCACTGCGGCGTGCGAGATTCGAATCGTCAAGTCCACCACGATTCAACCGAGCACTCCGGAGCAGCACCAGATGACCGTCCCCATTGATTACGGGATGTGGGGCTGGACCTGGGACCAGAACGGCAACCGCACCGGGGTCAAAGGACTGATCAATCCATTTTGGATTGCGGTCAACATGCTGCTGCGTGCGATGGGCTTGTACGGCGATCCGTCAACGGGATCGAACCCGGCTGGCGGGACTGGCCCCACGTCGTCCGCGCAGCTCGCTACGTTCGTGCTGCCGTCGCTGATTGTGGGCGATGGAAGCGGCGCGGCCGAGATCGCGGCGACGCAAGTGACCCCGATCCTGGGTGTCACGTCGCCAATCGTGAACTATGCTCTCACCACCGCAGGGGAGGCGCTCACCGCTCCGCAGATCAATCTCAATCCGGACGGCAGTTACTCGTTTTCGTATTGGACCAGCCCGCCCCCACCGCCCCCGGAGGGGAGCGGCGTGCAAACCACCATGTCGATTGCGCAGGCGCTCTCGCTCGGGTATGTCACGGAGACCAGCGTCCAAGGGACCGAAACCCAGTTCCAGTTCCAGGGAGTCATCAGCAGCCAGAAGCCGTTTCGCGACTGGATTACCGAGGTGCTCAACTGCTGCCTGGGCTTCTACACATGGGAGTTCGGGAAGCTGAAGCTCGGCTGCCGGATCAACGCTAGCGCGGTGGATGCCTACACCCTCGCGAACTCTCTGTTTCAAACTCTGCGGCTGACGCCGATCCAGGCTGGTTTCGAGCACCTGGTGCTTTCGTTCGCCGATGTTGCCTATCAGTACCAGGCAAACACGGCAGAGTATTGCGACAAGAGCCACGCGGCTTACTACGGGCGCGCGGGGTCGCCGCTGACGAGTCAGATGCACTCGGTGGGCTGTTCGTCACTCAGCCAGGCGCTGCGGATCGCAGCCACGCGCACCCGCGAAGAGGTCGGCGGCGTGACTCCCGCGGAATGGCGCGACGCGCGAACGGCGGCGTGGCAGACGACGCTGCTCGGCCTCGGCAACGAGGTCGGGCAGGTGGTCTCGATGACCCACCCGGACATTCCCGGCCTCCATGGCACATGCAACGTCTCCGGCGGCACTGCAACGTGGGTGAGCGGCGATCCGTGGACCTATGCCGGAAGCGCGACCGGGGATTCGGAATTGGTCAACAAAGAGATCGTGATCGCCGGCGCGCAGGTGACGATCACCGCCGTCAGCAGCGACGGCTCCACGATCACCACGTCGCCAGCGCCGCCATCCGGGAGCGGCCTTTCGTTCCAGGTCATCACGATGTGCTACCGCGTTCAGCGATGGAGCCTGAAGAAGGACTGGTCGGTGCAGATCGAGGGGCAGACCGTCACCGACTCGATGTACGACCTGGACGTTGGCCCGAAGCCGATGGACGTGGTGCCCGCGCCCCTGCCGGCCTTGTATTATGCGATCCCGCTCGGCCCCGCGTGGGCACCGTACCAGGTGCAGGCGGCGACGAATGACGCGCTGTTTCCGGGCGAGTGGACCTTCGATACCGACCAGTCCTACGCCCAGATGGCTGACGGCAGCATGCTTGCGAACCTGGTGGTGACGGGGAAACTGCCGGTGAACGAGTTCAGCGCCACCGGCGCGGGTGCGCCCGGTATCGGATCGGTCTCGCAGTCCGCGACGGGCGGATCGTTGCCAGCCAACGCGACGCTGCGCGTGGCTATCTGCGCGATAGATTCAAGCGGGCTTCCTTCGGCTCCATCGAATATTGCCATCATCGGGACCTCGGCCTCGGGAACGGACACGTTCACCTTGGAAGGCATCACCTGGCCGGCAGTGGCCGGACTCGTTTCTTACGTGCTGTTCGTCGCGACGCAGGACGATCTGATCTGCGCGCAGGCCACCGGAACGTTGACGGCGGGCGCGAACAACACCTACACGCCCAGATCGATCACGTTCGCCGGACCGCTGGTGCGCTCGACATGGGCCCTGCCATCGCCATACGTGAGCAAGGTCCGATTGAAGGCCAAGCATATAAGACACAGCGGAATCATCGGAGATTCCGTCTGGAGTGTTGCTTCGGGCCAGCTCGTGGTTGGATCGTTCCAAGGACCGCCGCCCTCCACGAACCCGACATGGACGCCGGTTGGGCGCTTCATTTCGGTCATCGGCAGGCCGGAAGGAGCCACGCCGTTCTTCAGTGGGACGGTCACTTCATGGGACCAGACCACCGGCACTGTTGCTGTGACCCCGGACCCCAACGGAATCGTGCAGGCGGGCGACTGCATTGCACTACGGTTTACTGCGGACGCTTCGAACGCCAGCGACCCGACCTCGATCACGGATTCCGGTTGGCAGAGCACTGTCTATCCCAACGGCATGACGCCTGGCGCGGAGGTCGGCAACCTCGTTCGCGTGATTCAGGGCGCGTCGCGCGGCACGCCGCCGCGGAAGATCGTCGCGAATACGCCGACCAGCATCACGTGGGACCTTCCGATGGTGATCAATCCCGGCGATGTCTGGATTATCGAAGAGCCGACCTGGCCCTATTCCTGCGACACGACGTCGTTCGATAACGGCAACCCGCTGGCGGTGACCACGATCAACATGCCGACCGGCAATTTCGTGGACGAGACACTGCTGATCGCCGGCTTCACGGTAGACGTGAACGGCAACGAGTCTCCGGACGGCGACCAGCCGATCCGCGAGGACTGGGTCTTCGGCGCGGAGGGACTCTCCAAGGTTGCTGGCCTGGTGTTCCAGATGCAAGGCACGTTGGGCATCGAATCCAATGCGGCCCAGCCGCTCTACCTGAATGGTCCGGTCACGGTGGGCGACGTGAAGGCTTACGTGCAGGCGGCGCCCACCGGTTCGGGCATCACGTTCACGATCTATGTAGGCGGCGCAGCCTGGCTATCACTGACGATCTCCGCTGGCCAGACGGCGGTAGTCGCCACAACATCGCAGATCAAGGCTCTTACCCAGATCCCGGCCAACACGGCGGTTTCCATCGGAATCACAGCGGTGGGGACAACGTTTCCTGGCTCAGACCTTTCAGTCTTCATCTACTCGTAAACGGCGAGTTTCAAATATGACAATCAAACAGACGCGCATCATTCTGCTGTTACTGGCAGCGGCAAGCGCGGCCGCGCAGACGACCATGGTGACTGGTACGATCACCGATCCCGCCGGTGATCTGCTTTCCGGATCGTGCTCGATTCAGGCCGTTGGGCCATTCAGCGCGGCCACTGGCTGGCGCGTCACGGGCGTGCCCATGGTGGTGCCTTTCTCAGGCGGCTCATTCTCCGCAGCACTGGCGCCCACGGACAGCGCCACGCCATCCGGCCAATACTACAGAGTGACATGCTCCGTGCCGAACCAGACCGTCAGCGGACGAGCGGTAGGTCAGTATTCGTGGGGACCACGCTACTGGCTCGTGCCCACCAATTCCACCGCGCTGGATATCGGCACGGTCGAGATAACCTCGCCGCCGCCAAGCCCGTCGTGGAGAGTCCTATGGCCGCAGATGGACCAGGGCGGCGCTGCCCTCGGGCAGGTCCCGCAGTGGAATGGGTCGAGTTGGATGCCATCGAACATCAGCGCATCCGGCGGAGGGGGTGCTGTGAGCAGCGTGTTCGGACGCATAGGGGATGTGGTGGCGCAGCCCGGCGACTACACGACCACGCAGGTGCCCGAAGGAACGAACCAGTACTTCACCAACGCGCGGGTGCTGAGCGCGATGTCCGGCCTGTACGAAAGTCCGCTGACATTTTCAGCGCCGCTCTCGCGGACCGGTAATACGATTACGTGCGCGATGTGCGGGAGCGGTGGAACGTTGAATGGCGACGTCACTGGCGTCTCGACTGCGAATACCGTGGTGGCCCTGCAAGGCCGCGCCCTGGCAGCAACAGCACCGGCGGATGCCCAGTATCTGGGGTGGAGCGCGGCGGCGAGCAAATGGCAGCCGATCACCCTGCCGCCGTCGAGCGTCCTGAGCGTATTCGGGCGGACCGGAGCGGTGAACGCACAGGCCGGTGACTATACCTTCTCTCAGATCTCCGGGGCCGCTGCCTGGGGCCAGTTGCCGGCTGGGGTGGCGAACACCACCAACAACCTGACCGACATGACGGATCGAGGCGCGGCGCTTCAGAACCTTTATTTCCAGGCGAACGGAGCGGGTGCCGTGAATCGTGGTGCGCGCGACAAGCTGCGAGATTCCGTCCACGTCAAGGACTTCGGCGCTCTCGGCGATGGAGCCACCGACGACTCGGCGGCGTTCACGGCCGCGCTGGCTGCCGGCGCGACAGAGGTGCGCGCCGATGGCGGCAACTACGTCCTGGCCTCCGTCATCACGATCCCGAAAAACGAGGCGCTATACTTCGGAGCCGGGACGCACACTGTAGCAGGCATCCTCTTTACCGACTCGACCACGGATCAGACCGGCATCGGAAAGCTCTACTGTGCCGGCTCTGGCTTGACTACAATTCGATTGGCGAATGGTGCGAACCGCGACCTGGTGTCGCAGGTCAACTTCGCATCCCTCACTGGTGCGAACAGTCCGTATGGCCTCTTTCGTGGCGAGATTAACGGTTGCACGTTCGATGCGAACAAGGCAGGACAGTCTGCCGTAAGTTACGGCGTCCGGCTGTATGGGCACGGCTTGTATCTGCACGATGTGACGGTGCAGAACGCTTACTCGGATGGCATCTACACCGAGTGGGGTATCGACTCGACCTACGCGTCGCCGAATACGGACCTGGAGGGTTATTTCACCGAGATCCGTTCGATGTTCAATGGCAGCAATGGGTGGACGTTCCGGGGACCGCACGATTCGACGTTCACGAACGTGGTGCTGTACAAAAACGGAGGATGGGGCTTGCGGGTTGAGACTTCGGCGGCCTACAACGGGAATGGCCATATCTCGAATCTCAACACATACCTGAATTCGAATGGCGGGATCTATTCGAACTCCTCGTTCGACGGCACACAAGTGGAAGCGACGTCGTCGGTCGGGTGGGGCATGTTGATCGACACCGGATCGGGTACGCATAATCTGCATGCGTCGCAGTTCGCCGGCCCGACCGCCCTGGAGATCAGGGCACCGGGGCAATTCATTTCGGGCAATGTGGTCAACTCGACGGCTGCCGCGATCAAACTGAACGGCGGGAGTTGCAACTGCACCGCGACGATGGTGAACAACACCGGATATCAGATCGACTACACGAGCGCCGTCGGCGCATCCATTTTCTTTGTGGAGTCGCCGAATGCGATTCCCGGCACGATGTTCCACAACACTCCGTCGCAGGCCGATTTCATCTTCTTCGCGTTCGGGGGCAGTGGGGCGACGAACCGCTACGTTGCGTTGCCCTATGGGACGGTGCATGTGGCTGGATGGTCGCCGCAGTTCCCCCAATCGAATGCCGTGATGGCGGTGATTAACGATGGCTCCCAAGCTGGAAACATCACCGCCACATCGTTTATCGGAACGCCGATTCTCACGCCCGTGAGCTTTGGCAACTTGGGTACGACCAACAACTCGCTAGTGTACTGCACCGACTGTGGGAGCAACGCGAAGCCGTGCGCCGGCGGCGGCAGCGGGTCGCTGGCGTTCCGCAATAACGGGGTCTGGGAGTGCCTTTCCAAGTAGCGACGCGATGCCAGACGCCATTTACAAGCTGCAACCGCATCGCACGATGCACTTGCAGGGCTTTGACGACTATGGCGCGGCGGCTGCCCTGTGGGGCGCTTCCGACACCGGCTTCACCGTGTCCGGCGTGTTTCGCGACCTGGCCGATTTCGCCGTGCTGGTCCTATTCCAGAAAGACGATCCATTCGGTCACCCGCTGTTCTCCTACCTGCCGGATGGCGATCTGACGGGCCTCGTTCTCGATTTCGACGTCACCTGGCAGGGCATTCAATCCTGGGAGTCGCTCAAGAACCCGTGGACCGATTGGAACACGCTCGACTACTCCATCAACGGCGTCGGGCACAACGACATGAAGTGGTTCGGCTCGTCCGGAATCACGGTCACCTGCAATACGACAGGCCGCACCGGCGCGTCGGCCACCTTCACGCTCAACCTGAACAGCCCGCAACCCGGCGACAAAGTCACGCTGTGGTATCAGAACCAATCCTTCACCAGCCCTGCTATTTCTGCGGCGCACGCAACCACCGATCAGGCCATGTGGTGGCAGGGCAACGCTGCGTACAACCACTCGGTCACCATCGGGTCGGCGACGTACTCCTGCCTGGAAGACTCGCTGAACAGCGCAGGCGTGGCGATCAACATCGCCGGCCAAATCAATGCCTCCGATCCGAACTGCACGGCCACCACGGGCGGGGCCTATGGCAACGAGATCTTTATCACGTTGAAGGCTGGAATCTCCGGGCCGGTGGCGGTTTCGAGTTCGGACGGATCGGCCGCGGACACGCTCACGCAGACGACCGCCGCATCCATCCTGCAGTCCATTGCCCAGCAGATCAACGCTGTCAATTGGGTGCAGAACGGCCCCGCCGTGCTCGCCGCCACCGTGATGGTGCCGAACCAGTTGGTGATCACTGCAACGCCGGGCGCCGACGGCAACATGGTGGCTTTCTACCAGACGGACAACAACAGCAGCAGCCGTCTGTACTTCACCGCCGCCAACTGGAACCTGTCGGGCGGCTCATCCGACAACGTATCGTGGCACGTTCACATCGACTTTACTGCTCTCGGCTGGAGCACCGTGGACAAGATCTGGTGGACCATCG